GCACCACGATTAAAAACACTTTACAAAAGTGCCTATCCATTTCCTTACATAGTGATTGATAATTTCTTACCAGAATATCTTCTAAGAGTTTGTAAGGAAGAAATACATAGACACGATGTGTGGCATCACGACAATGTTGATTTCACAAAAGAGTATCAGCATAAAAAATTCTACTATCCGAACTATAATACAGATATGAAAGAATTTAGAGATAAGTTACCAATAACAAGTTTAGTAATGGACTATCTAAACTCTTTTGAGTTTATAAAATTTTTGGAGGAGCTTACAGGACACCAAAAACTTTATCGAGACCCAGTCTTGATGGGGGGTGGTATTCATAGAATTAAGAAAGGGGGAAAACTATCCGTTCATATTGATTACAATCAACATCCAAACTCAGGAAAAAAAAGAGTTTTAAATGTATTAATTTATCTAAATGAAGGTTGGAGAAAAGAGTGGGAAGGTAATTTAGAGTTTTGGACGGTAAATCCAGCACAAAAATTTATAGAGGTTGAACCAATATTTAACCGAGTGGTAATTTTTGATATTGAAGACGCACCTCACGGACATCCCGTACCACTTAACACACCTGAAAACTTGGACAGATATTCATTGGCATTATATTATTTTGTTGATGAAGAACCAAGAGAAGATGAAAAACACACAGTAATTTTTTACAAAGATAACGAAATTGGTGCAGGAGCACCTCCAAACGATTTATTTCAATAAAACAAAACACAAATTATGAAAGAGCAAGAAAGCACGAAGATGGAGTTTCTATTAACTCTAAACGACAACATTGTTGTTCAAAGATTTTTCAACGTAAGAGGGTATGTTCCCAAAGCTAAAAATTCTTTGGAGTTACATGAATTCGTCAAAGCTTTGAGTGAAGAACTTCACTACTATCTCAAAATGAAAACAGTTGTCTACATGATGGAGAATCAAGAGGCAATAATTCACGACCCAACGATTATGGAAACTTCATTCACTGAAGGTCCTGAAAACTTCAACATTTACATAAAGGTTGGGGACACAGTGTTGAACCACAGACAGTTTGATGGAAAACTTTACCCACCGAAAGTGCGTTACACAGTTGATGTTAGACCATTCCTAAAAGAGGTTTTGAGAGAACTTACAGACATCTTCTCAAGCAAAAAATTAACTTACAAATATTTGGAACTTGACCTCGCTTAACAAATATTTAAAATAATACAGGGGGTAAGAGACGCAATATATGAACAAGAATTTCGATTATTTAGGTAACACTTTTCAAATTCAATTAATCAATCAGATTGTTGTAGACAAGGATTTTTCATCTTCAATCATTGATGTTTTGGAAAGTTCTTACTTCGACAACAAGTATTTCAAAATCATAATTCAGATGATTAAGGAGTACTATGTTAAGTACGAATCTACACCCAACTTCGAAACCTTGGAACAGATTGTTAAATCTGAAGTCTCACAAGAATTGGTTGCAAAAATTGTTTTAGATACTTTAAAACAAATCAAAGAAGCACCTTTTGAAGGAACACTGTACTTACAAAAATTGCAAACACAGCTTTCAATATGGGATACAATGTTCTTCAGATATTTTTTGAAGACAACCCAAAAATTGTACAAAGAAAACACTTCACAATTTGGACAGGAATTGAACCCGACAACTTGGTATTCCATAAAGAAAAAGTTATGGAGAAAATCACTGAGATTAGGGAGACAATGCCAAACAAGTTAGTTCTAAAAAAACTAGCATCTGATACTATGACTATGAATCAAATCAAAAACCAAGTCAGAAAAATGATTGCTGACGGTACAAAAATAGATATGATTCTTTTGGATTACATTGATTGTGTATTACCTGAGTCAAGTGCTAAAGATGAGTGGAAAGCTGAAGGGTCTGTGATGAGAGCTTTTGAAGCGATGTGCCACGAGTTGGACATTGCTGGTTGGACAGCAACTCAAGGAAACAGAAGTTCAATCTCCTCTGAGGTTGTTACAACTGACCAAATGGGTGGTTCAATCAAGAAAGCACAAGTTGGTCACGTAATCATTACCGTTGCTAAGACTCTACAACAAAAAGAAATGAATCTTGCAACAATCGCCATCACAAAATCCCGTCTTGGTAAGGACGGCGTTGTCTTCGAGAACTGTAAGTTCAATAATGAATTATTGGAAATAGACACCGAATCATCGGTAACATTCCTTGGTTTCGAAGAACAACAAGAAGAAAGAAAAAGAGATAGAGTTAAGGAGCTCCTTGAAAAAAGAAAGGAAAGGGAGAAAACCCAAAATCAGACTTAATTAAATATCTACTTTTTCTCAAAAAAACTTATTTTTTTTTAATTATTTTCGTGGTCGCTTAGTTGCCGACCGCATATTTATCATAAAAATCGGTGATTTTTTGATAAAAAAGTTATACCTTAAAAATTTAAAAAATGGACATTTCGAACAGAATTTTATCAGACATTACAGTGTACATGAAGTACGCGAAGTACATGCCTGAACTCAAGAGAAGAGAGACTTGGCAAGAGCTAGTTACAAGAAACATGGAGATGCATATTAAAATGTATCCAAAATTAGAAAAAGAGATTAGAGAGAATTATCAGTATGTTTACAAGAAACAAGTATTACCCTCAATGAGGTCGATGCAGTTCGCTGGTAAACCTATTGAAATCTCACCAAACAGAATTTACAACTGTGCGTTTGCGCCGATTGATGATTGGAGAGTATTTTCAGAAATTATGTTCTTACTTTTAGGTGGAACAGGAGTTGGTTATTCAGTTCAAAAACACCACGTTGATGTTTTACCTGAAATCAGAAAACCAAATAAAGAAAGAGGAAGAAGATGGTTAGTTGCTGACTCAATTGAGGAGGTGGTAAAGCTCCTGGTCCTCAACCATTGAAAGAGTGTCTTATAAAACTTGAGGGTATTTTAGACTCAAAAGAAGACGGTGAAAAACTATCTCCAATCGAAGTTCACGACATCGTTTGCCATATTGCAGACGCTGTACTTGCAGGTGGTATTAGAAGAGCGGCACTTATTTGTTTGTTCTCAGCAACAGATGAAGATATGATTGGTAGTAAGAGTGGTTCATGGTGGGAAACAAATCCACAAAGAGGTAGAGCTAACAACTCAGCAGTTCTTATGAGACACAAAATCACCAAAGAGTATTTCATGGAGTTGTGGAAAAGAATTGAAGCAAGTGGAGCTGGTGAACCAGGTATTTACCTATCAAACGACAAAGATTGGGGAACTAACCCTTGTTGTGAAATTGCACTTAGACCTTTCCAATTCTGTAACTTAACTGAGGTTAACGTATCAAACGTGGTATCTCAAGAAGATTACGAAGACAGAGTAAGAGCAGCTTCATTTATCGGAACATTACAGGCAGGATATACAGACTTCCATTATCTCAGACCAATTTGGCAGAGAACAACTGAAAAAGATGCTCTTGTTGGAATTTCAATGACGGGTATCGGTTCAGGAGCAGTCTTAGGTCTTAACATGAAATCCGCTTCAAAAGTTGTTAAAGAAGAAAATGAAAGAGTTGCTAACTTAATTGGTATCAATAAAGCGGCAAGAACCACAACTGTAAAACCAGCAGGTACTACCTCTTTAACATTGGGTACATCATCAGGAATCCACGCTTGGCATAACGATTACTACATCAGAAGAGTTAGAGTTGGTAAGAACGAATCAATCTACACCCATCTCAAGGAAAATCACCCTGAGTTAGTAGAAGATGAATACTTTAGACCTCACGACACTGCGGTAATTAGTATTCCACAAAAAGCACCTGAAGGGTCTATTCTAAGAAATGAATCACCAATTCAATTACTTGAAAGAGTAAAGAAGGTTCAACAAGAATGGATTAGACCTGGTCATAGAAGTGGTTCAAATGCTCACAACGTATCTGCAACAATTTCTATTCGTGAACACGAATGGCCAGCTGTAGGTGAGTGGATGTGGGAAAACAAAGAACACTACAATGGTCTATCTTGTCTACCCTACAACGGTGGAACATACGTACAAGCACCTTTCGAGGATTGTACAAAAGAAAAGTATGAGGAATTAATGCTCACTCTTAAAGACGTTGATTTGTCTAAGATTGTTGAGAATAATGACGAGACTGATTTGAGTGGGGAACTTGCATGTGCAGGAGGTGCTTGTGAGATTACATTAGTATAACCTATGGAAAACAACCAAAATAAAAGGGAGAAGGTAGAACTTCTCCCTTCTTATTTCTACACAGAAAACGGAAGAAAAGTTATGACCGAACAATATCACTTGGATAGAGGGTATTGTTGTGGTAATGGTTGTAGACATTGTCCATACGAACCTAAAGCTCAGAAGGGAAATACTACAATAAAAAAATAATCAAAGTATATTTATCACTATATGGCAGATGGTATTACATATGGTATAAATTTTCCTTTTAGAGATTCTAGAAAAGGGGATTACTTAGCACTGACTGAATTTGAGACACAGCAAATTAAAGCTGACTTGATTCATTTAATTTTGACGAGAAAAGGTTCAAGATATTATTTACCTGAATTTGGAACGAGAATCTATGAATTTATTTTTGAGCCCTATGATGGACTAACGTTTGATGCAATTCAATCAGATATAAGAGATGCTGTTGCACAATTTATGCCACAATTACTTTTGAATCAAATAACTATCGAACCCGCAAACATAGATGATGAAGTACCCCCTACAACAAGTAGAACTGTAGCAGACCCTAGAATGTACGACATATATAGAGTGCCAGGAAAAGGGACTTCAGAATATACTGCCAAGGTGAGAATAGATTATTCAACAGAACGAAATGCCTTTGGACAAAGTGATTTTGTTATTATCAATATTTAACATAGATGGCAAATAGAAAAATATCATACGCAACAAGAGATTATCAGGCAATAAGAACTGAGTTACTCAATTATGTAAGAACATATTATCCTGAACTCATTCAAGATTTCAACGACGCGTCTGTCTTTTCTGTTTTTTTGGATTTGAATGCCGCTGTTGCAGACAACCTGAATTACAATATTGATAGAAGTATTCAAGAAACAGTCCTTCAGTATGCACAACAAAGGTCATCAGTATATAACATTGCAAGAACTTATGGTTTAAAAGTACCAGGGCAAAGACCATCCGTGGCTTTAGTAGACTTTTCGATTACAGTTCCAGCTTTTGGTGATAAAGAAGATGAGAGATACCTTGGAGTCTTAACAAGAGGTTCCCAAGTTGTCGGGGCTGGTATAGTTTTCGAAAACATTCATGATATTGATTTCGCATCACCGTACAACTCACAGGGATTCCCTAACAGATTAAAAATTCCCAACTTCAATGCAAATAACGTTCTTATAAATTACACAATAACTAAAAGAGAATTAGTTGTTAATGGTATAACTAAGGTATTCAAAAGAGTTATAACACCAAATGATGTTAAACCATTCTTTGAATTATTTTTACCTGAGAAGAATGTTCTTGGTATTACAAGTGTTTTATTGAAAAATGGAACAGAATATACAAATGTTCCGTCAGTTGCAGAATTTTTAGGGGCTCAAAATAGATGGTATGAGGTTGATACATTAGCGGAAGATAGAATTTTTGTAGAAGACCCAACTAAAGTTTCCGACCAACCTGGTATTAAAGTAGGTAGATATATACAAACAGCAAATCGTTTTATAAGTGAATTTACCGCAGAAGGATTCAAAAAAATGACCTTTGGTGGAGGAACAAATACTGCACAGGATGCTCTTAACGAGTTTACAACACTTGGAGTTACTGCAGATATACAGAGATATTCTAATAATATATCATTAGGTTCAACATTAGTACCAAATTCAACATTATTTATTCAATATAGAGTCGGTGGTGGTTTGGCTACAAACTTGGGAACAAATGTAATTAATCAAATTGGTACCGTTTCATTTTACGTTAATGGACCTTCTGAATCAACAAACTCATCAGTTGTTAACTCATTGAGATGTACCAATGTAACAGCCGCAATTGGTGGAGCGGGTGTCCCTTCAGTTGAAGAGGTTAGAAACTACGTCGCCTACAACTTCGCAGCACAGAAAAGAGCAGTTACTATAAGGGATTATGAATCTTTAATTAGAACAATGCCATCTGAATATGGTGCACCAGCCAAGGTTTCAATTACAGAAAACGACAACAAAATATTAATTCAACTTTTATCTTACGATACCTCAGGTAAATTAACTAACATGGTATCTAATACTATTAGACAGAATGTTGCAACTTATTTATCAAACTACAGAATGATGAATGATTATATATCTATCCTTTCTGCGGAAGTAATAGATTTAAGTTTTGAAGTTAGTATTGTTCTAGATTCGGCACAAAACTCAGGACAAGTAATTTCTGCAGTTGTTGATAGACTTGCAACCTATATGGACCCACAAGGAAGAGAATTAGGTCAGAATGTTAATCTTTCTGAAATTAGTAGCATTATTCAAAACGAGAACGGGGTGTTATCTGTTACGGAAATTAAAGTATTCAATAAAGTAGGTGGACAATACTCATCAGCGGAAACTTCGATGCTTTATGAAGACCCTGAAACAAAACAAATTCAACCTGTTGATAACACAATATTCGCACAACCATCCCAAGTTTATCAAATTAGATATCCTGCAAAGGACATCAAGGTATCTGTTAAGAATTTTCAGTCTACTACTTTTTCTTAATTAGTTTATTTAAAGTCAGTTTGACTTATTTTTAAGATGTGTAATTATGTCCTTGGAAAATTACACTTAAAC